TGATCCAAGAATGGCAGGACCTTACAGTAACATACCCACAATGGTTAACACACATAGTAATGTCAGAGTTCTACTATACACTGACTGTAATAGCTGTGTGCGCCGCGGCTTTTGTAATGGGTTTAGCAATGGGATTTACAGTAGTAATACTATAGCGTACAGTAAATTACAAGCATGCGGGCCGCTAGAGAACTATTAAGATTAGTTATAGCGTGATTTTTACTGAGCTGGGATTGCCATAAACAGGGAGGTTACAGCAAAGACTATGATCACAGAATACACTGTACGCAGCGATTGGGACCGTGAGGGTGAACGCTTTACAGTACTGTATTGCAATCGTGTAGTGATCATCACACGCAGTAGAAAGATAGTGCGTGAATGGTTTCCACAGATGTGGATGGATACTAGGTCAATTCCCGATGTGGTTCTAGTATAGGCCCCGCTGTAAAGGTTTGTGTATATGTGTGTACGCAGTGGAAAATGCTGGGTTTCACTCAGTAAGTGTGATTTACTGACCCCTGGAATGCTTGTAGAGGCCGCTACGCAGGCCGTGGGAGACAAATGGGTGTGGTTTAGTGTGACAAAGTGCAATAAAGTGTGGAATTGTGTGACCATTTGAGCATAGCCTCTCCAACCACCGGTCTTGACTCTTCAAACACTATAGATTTCAGTGTGGGATCACCCTAAAACGGCTCGTTCTCACCATTCTTCCTACTATAATTCACTATCTTTCACCGTATGGGCAGCGTGAATAACTGTGTAACTGATCTTATACAGTGGCCCCGCTGCAGAGTATTGTGTCTATTCCCAGAAGTCTTTAGTATGTATGTGTCGCATAGTGGGATCTAGTAACAGTGCCCACGCAAGTCTATCTTCTCTTATATAGAACTCTAACCATCCCTGTATACTATACGCATGTACATACTCAGCACACTGCCACACTCTCTCTTGTACAGTGATGTCTGAGTTAGATCTATAACACAGTATGCGCATCTAGTACTTAGTTTTGGCTATAGGCCCCGCTGCGTAGGATATAAAAACTGCCAAAAATCAGTTGACACAATCTCAGAATGATCGTATAATATACACATGCTTAAGAAAAGAGCACTAAGTAACAGCAGAGAATGGGATATGACATTACCAGATGAAAGATACCGTGCAGTAGTGCAGACCCGGAGGTTCTTGTTGGATCTCTGTAATCGTGAGCACACTCCCCGAGTACCTAAATTGATTCGAGACACAGCTAGAAGCATGCTGCGTCACTATCCCTCAGACTGGGACATGAACTGTGCAGCAGAGGCAGCACCAGAGGTATTCCAGGAACGCATGGAGGATCTACACAGATTCGTAGTTGCGGGATCACGTGAAGCAGGATTCACAGCAGCAGAAGAGGATCACAAGTAACAGATTTCGGGCCTCTAGCTCATGTTGGTTAGAGCAGCGGACTCATAATCCGTTGGTGCCGTGTTCGACTCACGGGGGGCCCACCACACAACGTTAACAGCAGCAGCCCTTAGCTCAGTTGGATAGAGCAACAGCCTTCTAAGCTGTAGGTCACTGGTTCGAATCCAGTAGGGCTGGCCATCATCAACTACAGCTGCGCAGCAGCAGAGAGACCACAGTGTACAAACATCCGAACCCTATGGATCCCTTTGATGGGTTCAAACGTTGGTATCGCGAGCTATGGCCCATGCAGCGTGTGGGAGTTTGGCTGTGCGCAGCTGTGATCGTGGCTGCTGCAGGGTTCTGGGTCACGAGGTAACAGCGGCAGAGAGCAGTGCGAGCTGAGAAACCCAGAGACCCTAAGGGTTATAGGGTCAAATCATTTTGGTTGACAGATTGGGTCTAAGGTGCTATAATTATAACATGAACTTAGAAAAGCCCACCCGCAAGAAACGCATAGACCGTACGCACATCATCTATGAGCTGCGTGTCAACGGTCTCTCTTACATAGGCGTCACAGCTAAGACTGAGACTACTATTAATAAGAGCGTGTTGGCACGTGCCGCCAAGCACTTCTACAGAGCTAAGAAAGAGAACAAGGACTGGCTGTTGTGCAAAGCTCTGCGCTCGCTGAACGACAAGAGCGAGATAGAAGTACTTGTTCATGAAACACTGCGCGGCAAAGCAGCGGCTCACAAGCGTGAAGTTGAACTGCGTCGCACACTGCGCCCTACACTTAACACAGACACACGAGGAGATTGATATGTATACAGTAGAACTCTACAAACAGGATCGCAGGGTCAAGGGTGGGGAACGCCTAGATCGCAAAGTGGATCACAGCACTGCGGATCGTGCAGCTATAGCAGAGGTCTATGCTGCCAAGTACCCTGCAGCCAAGGGCTATCGCTTTGAGATCCACGAGACCTACGTGCTGCGCAAGAACATGATGGGCGGGGCAGAGTACCAGGAACGCTACGATACGCCTCGACACTGCTCGCCCAGTTCAGAAGCCTACTGGAGCATGTAGGGGTTGACACTCGTGCAGATTGGTGCTATAATACAACTTTACAACATAGGAGCGAACTATGAAGAAACAGGAAGCCAGCACTGTATACGCTGCGTATGCAGAATTTGAACGTGCTGCGGAACAGTTCTACACTGCTGCACAAGCTATGGCCCAACACTGCCCAAAAGCACAAGCCAACAGACTGTACAGACTCTGCGAGGACATTAATGTAGAGACAGTTGCCATCGATATCGAACTTGACAAGGTGCTATAATGCGTTACTACGATCACCTAGCAACTATGCAGCGCGATGGCTTTGAGATCATCGTGGACAAAAGCTACGAGGACTTGAACCCACGTGATTGCTTTGATGACACCTGCTGCGACATCGAAGAGATCATCAAGGACATCGACCGTGGCCACTTGGACTGGTTCATGCTGCGTGTACGTGCTCTAGTTGATGGTCACGAGCTGGGCTCAGCCTACCTTGGGGGCATGCTCTACGAAGATCCCTCAGAATGCTTGACTGATGGTTCGGCTGAGGACATGATCGATCAAGCAATTGCAGAAGCCAAGGTAGAAGCCCGCAGGCTTGTAGGGTCTTTATCCAAAGTGGTTGACACAGCAGCAGTTTGAGCATATAATAAACACTTAGCAACAAAGGAACGAAAATGCAAAATGTTACACGCACAGAAGAAGGCTACATGCTAGACATACCTGTAAACAAAATGTTTACTACATGTGGCGACGGCTATTGGAGCACAGTAGCAAAAGAAGTGTTTGTAGAGAGCATTAACATGTTTATTAATGCAGACAAAGAAGACGGCGATGGCGACTTGCAGGCTTACTTTACAGAGGAAACTTGGAACGATAGCTACGGCTTAATTTACACAGACAGCGAGTTTTTGGCCTGCGTACACACTGCACTTATTAAGGCAGGCATTAGCATTGAAGCGGCAGAGGACGTTTGCTACAGCGAACAGGGTATGCAGGGAGACAATTATGTTAGCATGGACGCTTATGCGCTAGGAGACTACGTGCGAGCACGTATGCATAATACTGTGGCTGCGTAAAGGGTCTTTGGTTGACAGCCCTGCGGTTTGGTGCTATAATATACACTTACACACACTTAATAGGAGCGACAACTATGGGTACACGATCAAGAGTAGCAGTCATGCATGGCGATGTCTGCAAGAGCGTCTATTGCCACTACGACGGCTATCTGGACTACACGGGCCGTATCTTGCTGGCCCACTACGATTCCACAGCAGCTAACCAGCTGATCGCACGTGGAGACAATTCGGGCGTCAAAGAGACTATCGAAGAAATGAACTTCTACGAAGATCGCGAAGCTCAAGGCGAGGACGTTAATGAGTTCTTGGCCAGTACCCCTTGGAGTGTAGCACACTCATTCGAAGAGTTCCTCGATCAGGTCTCGGGCTGCTGCGGTGAGTACTACTACGTGATGAGGGACGGTGTTTGGTATGCGGGCTGCGTATACGACACAGAGGGTCTTGTGAAGCACGGGTTGGTACCGCTCAGTGATGCTCTTGCTGCGATCGCAGCAGCAGATGTGGCGTAAAAACAACACACACAAATAGGGGTTGACAAGATCCCTATTTGAGTGCATAATAGAGACTATGTTAACACACACAGGAGCGAACACTATGCGTATTACACTTGCCCAGGGCCAATACGGCGCTAAGAGCAATCAGATCTACCCTGGCATTGAGCTGGATATGGTAGGGGACTTTGTCACAGAAGCCAACAACGGTTGGGAAGGCTACATCAAAGCCCGCTCAGGTTACAACATCAAAGGTGGTGGCGAGACCTGTAAGGTACGATGCAACCAAAGTGACATCCAAGCAATTGCAGGAGCTCCAGCAGGGGTTACTATGTTGCAGGCTCTGAACAAGCCCGTGAAAGCCAGCAAGGCAGATGCTGTTGTCACAGACTTCACACAGGTCAAAGTGCCAGACTCTGCAGTCGCAGACGAAACTGATGAGCAGATCATCGAGCGTACTAGATTGCGCTTTGAGATCCTCAAGGACATGACCAAAGCAGTAAAGACTGGCGACGTTCGTGCTATGATTGTCACAGGCCCTCCGGGTGTGGGCAAATCCTTTGGTGTTGAAGAAGTACTTGCCAAAGATGACTTGTTTGACATGATGGGTCAGCGTAAGCCCAAGTATGAGATCGTCAAGGGTGCTATGAGTGCCATTGGCTTGTACAGCAAGCTCTACAAATACAGCGATCCCAAGAACATCGTTGTGTTTGATGACTGCGACTCAATCCTGTTGGACGACGTTGCACTTAACATTCTCAAAGCGGCCCTGGACACTTCCAAGAAGCGTACCATTTCGTGGAACACTGACAGCCGTGTGCTACGCTCAGAAGGAGTGCCAGACAAGTTTGATTTCAAGGGCGGTGCTATCTTTATCACTAACTTGAAGTTTGAGAATGTTCGCTCTAAGAAACTGCAAGAGCACTTGGCGGCACTAGAGTCACGCTGTCACTTTATCGATCTCAAGATGGACACAGACCGTGAGAAGGTCCTGCGTATCAAGCAGATCGTCAAAGACGGCATGTTGGACTCTTATGAGCTTGAGGACACGGCTAAAGATGAGATCGTTAACTTCATCCTTGAGAACCGTAGCCACATGCGAGAGCTGAGCCTGCGTACTGTTTTGAAGTGTGCAGACTTGAAGAAGAGCTTCCCTGCTAACTGGCAGAACATGGCCAAGGTCACTGTTATGAAAGGTATGGCATGATGGACTTAGGATTAGGCCCTGCCAAAGAGTGCCAGTGGATTGGTGCAGAGCAACGAGAGTGGCCCTACACCATGTGCGGGCAGAAGAGCATAGAGGGCAAGAGCTACTGTGCAGAGCATTACCATCAGATGTACAAGAAGGGATCCAGCAACACGGGTGCCCGGAAGATGGAGAAGTTGATTGAAAAAGAATTAGCTGAACTCAAACTTCAGCAAGAGATCGAGGAGATTGATAATGTTTGATAGCATCGTAAAGGTCACCCTGGCCATAGCAGTGATTCTGCTGTTGCTGGCGATTGGACCCTGGCTGGTAATTTGGGCTCTGAATACACTGTTCCCTGTGTTGGCTATCCAGTTCACATTTTGGACTTGGTGTGCTGTGGTTATCCTGGGCACGTTCTTTCGAGCAAATGTTTCCGTTAAACGGAAGGATTGAGGTTGACCTTGAATCGGCGTTCTGTTATTATAATAAGACGCTGTTAAAGAACAGCCACAACAAAGGAAACTTAAAAATGAAGAGATTCAATCCAGAAACCAAGACTTTCAAAGTCTTCAACGCACTCTACAACGGTGCAGCTCTAACAGCCTCCCAAGCTAAGAAAATGGGTGTTGGCAACCTGTCAGCAGAAGTCAGCCGCATCAAGCAGAACGGTTATGCTGTTTATGCTAACCAACGCACAGCTGGCAACGGTGTTACCGTTACAGAATACGTGATGGGTCAACCAAGCCGTGAGATCGTTGCTTCGCTCCCGGGGCGTCTTTTGAGGGTGTTGTAGAAATACAACACCTTTTTTCTTCTCCGGCACTCCCAAAAAGAGGTTGACAGATTGGATACATAGTGTTATAATACACACATGAACAAGCAAGGAGCGACTATGAAATTCACTGCTGATCAAGTCTGGGGTTGTGCTGCTGCTGCGCAGCGTATCAACGGGGACTACCTCAAAGAAGATCAATGGGAAAACATCAACGACCAGGCCCGTAAGATCAAGACTGCTAACAAGCTCTTGGTCAAAGACTGGCTTCGCACCAATGACTACTCCCAGGTTACAGCTGCAGATATCACTGCGGGGCAGACTGCTCGTAATCATTTCAAATCCTACACCTTGCTGGCCATAGCTGGCAGACTCAATGAGTTCCAAACCACAGCCATGCAACTCGCAGCCAAAGAAGAGTTCACAGGGCGTGATATCTACGACTTTGCTGTGATCTCATGCTTGCCTTCAGTGGCTGTGCGCGATGTTGCGAACAGCGAACTCAAACGCGAGATCTACACCTCAGAACAGCTGCAGGGTGATGTCGGGGATGCTGTGGTGGGTGACATCACTGTGATCAGCGCCCGCTTCAACAGTGATTACAACAGATACAAGATCACGGCCCGTATGGGTGAGAGCTTCGTGGACTTCTGGTTCGGACAGGAGCTGAAAGGGGAGCTGAGGATCAAGGGCAAGGTCAAAGTTCAGCGTGGCAATAAAACAACACAGTTGAACTATGTGAAAATCGTAGGTTGACAGCAAAGCGATTTGGTGTTATACTTATGATACTGAGAGATTAAATGTTCAACCGCAACTTAAAGAGGTCTTAAATGGGTAAGCAAACTGATATTTCCGTCCGTCAAGTCGGACCCAAGGGTGCCAAGAAGGCAATCCGCAAAGCGATTCAAACTCGCCGTCCTACATTCCTGTGGGGCCCTCCAGGCATTGGTAAATCCGATCTCGTGAAGCAGATCGGTGATGACGCAGGTCGCGAAGTCATTGACGTGCGCCTGGCATTGTGGGAACCCACAGACATCAAAGGTATCCCTTATTACAACGCAGACCAGGGCAAGATGGTTTGGGCACCTCCAGCAGAACTGCCCACAGACCCAGAGTCTACTGCAATCATCTTCCTAGATGAATTGAACTCTGCTCCTCCGGCTGTCCAGGCCGCGGCCTATCAGTTGATTCTGAACCGTGCAGTAGGTACCTACAAACTGCCTAAGGGTGTTGACTTGGTTGCCGCTGGTAACCGTGAAGGCGATCGTGGCGTGACATATCGTATGCCTGCTCCGTTGGCTAACCGCTTCGTTCACTTGGAAATGAAAGTGGACTTCGATGACTTCCAAGACTGGGCTACGCTCAACAAGGTGCATCCAGAGGTTGTTGGTTATGTAGGCTTTGCCAAGCAAGACCTCTATGACTTTGACCCAACGAGCCCTTCAAAGTCATTCGCAACTCCACGCTCTTGGGTGTTCGTTAGCGATCTCCTGCAAGATGACGACTGCGACAACGACACTTTGGCAACCCTGATTGCGGGTGCTGTAGGCGATGGCTTGGCTACCAAGTTCATGGCTCACCGTAAGATCGCAGGTCGTTTGCCCAAGGCAGAGGACATCCTCGACGGTAAGGTCAAGGACTTGCAGATCAAAGAAGTCTCAGCCATGTATTCTTTGACCGTTAGCCTGTGCTACGAGTTGAAAGACCGTGCAGAGAAGAAGGCTAAGAATTGGGACAGCATGGCAGACTGCTTCTTCCGCTACATGATGGACAATTTCCCAACTGAGCTGGTTGTGATGGGTGCTAAGACTGCACTTACCAACTATGACTTGCCCTTGGACGCAACGAAGATGAAGAGCTTCGATGAGTTCCACAAGCGTTTTGGTAAGTATGTTTTGAGTGCTATGGAGAATTAAGACCTCGCCATAGCAAGGGCGGAGGGCTTCTCAGGGCTCGTCCGCCCAACTATTTTGGTTGACAGGTATGCGAATAGATGCTATAATATACACATACTAAGGAGAGCGACACATGGACCCAATCGTAGAGAAACTTACAACTGCCCGAGTAGGCCTGCTACTCAAAGCGCCTTTCTTCGGCAACATGGCCACTCGTATGCGCCTTATTGAAAGCGACGACTGGTGCCCTACCGCCGCAACTAACGGTCGCGACTTCATGTATAACACAGAGTTCGTTAAGAAGCTCAGCGTTAAGAAGCTGGAGTTCCTGTTCGCACACGAAATCTGTCATGCTATCTTTGATCACTTTGGTCGTTGCGGTAGCCGTGATCGTATGCTGGCGAACATCGCACAAGACTACGCGGTGAACCAGATCCTTGTAGATGAACGCATTGGTGAGAAGATCACTGAAGTAAAGATCTGCTATGATCCAAAGTATCGCGGCATGGCCTGGGAAGAGATCTACGACGAGCTCTACGAAAAAGCAGAGAAGATCCCTATGGATC